CTTCGTCAGCGATAGGAACATCCTTGAGATTGCTTATGGAAACTTCCTCAACCGGATTCTTTACTTCTACCTTCTGAATCTCCTTGGTATTAAACTCGTCGATACTATGCTTCAATTCTAGGAGTACTGTTTTGACTTCTTCGTCTGAAATGGTTTGCTTATCCAAAGCCGTTACTACATGGTCTACCGCAGTGCCTAATACTTCGTCAGTCGCTATGGAACTCTTAATGGAATCTGTAAGATTCTTTATTGATTGCATAGACTCTTCGTTGTAGGCGTGCTGGCTTAACAGTTCTTCAACCTCGAGCTCTATATCACTTATCTTCGGATCGTCCATTGGTTATGTAGGATTTAACTTTAGATTGTAGTTTGGTGAATCGCTTCTTTAATGTTTCCACTTGATTACCCTTGTCCTTAGAAACACTCTGTTCCAGTTTCAATTGTTCTTCAGCCTCTGCCTTTTGGGTTTCAAGATCCTTAGTCACCTTCTTGGCTATCTTCTCTATTTCCTTTTTCTGTTTTGATACTTCCTTAACATTGTCCTGAGACTTTTGCACTTTGCCTTCTAAGTCTTCCACGTACTTCTTATCTAGTCTGGCTTGTACTTCCTCTGCAATGGAATTAATCTGGTCACTCTTGGTTTCCATTTTATCCAATTCAGCCGCTCTTGTTTGGGACAGTGTAACAGGAATAGTAGTACACCGACAATTAGGGTGGAGTGGTGGCGTAGGAACGTCTCCATACTCAAAACTGAGTTTCCTTCCGTCCACAACTAAATCAGGGTCTCCCTTACTAAAGAAGTCTGTTTGAACGTCTATAATCTTTCCGTTAAGAGAATTACACCATGGGCATGTTCTCTCATCTTCGGCTGTCAACCATTCTTTTCCTACGACAACCCCTGATTGTACATACGCTTCCTGAGTAGCGAAATTAGCCGTCCTTAATGTTTCTGTTCGTGCTATTGAAAGAGAACGTACTCCCCTAAACTTCTCGTACACTCCTGCAATACGTAGTGATAGGTCGTCCGGACTCTCGTTCGCTGCTATGCCTTCTGATAATACCTTGATTAAATCCTTTCTTGTTGTTTCATTTATCTCTTGCACAAACTCTTGGCCCAGCCCTGTGAGGTATGCTACTACCGCTTCGTCAGTAGGATCAAACTTACCTGGTTGTCCAAAGCCTGCTAACACCTTCTCGCCTCTGTCGTCTAGGAACTTGGCTAAGAATGGCATTAATACTGCCGTCCACTTCTTCACCTCGGCTGTTAATCCGAACAATAGAGACGTAGGCCTTACCTTGTATACAGTACCCTTTGTCTTTGTAAGTGCGCTTGAATGCTTGTTTAATTTCTCGTTCACTTCCTTTTGCTGTGCTACTGACAGTTCGTCCATTAGTCCTGAAAGTACTGCTTCTTTAATGTCTGTCTCAGCTACTAGTTCCTTCCATACGTGAATCTTACCTTCCTTATCGTAGTATCCTACTCTCTCCTTTTCTCTCATGACTTCCCCTATCAATTGTATGAAGTCTCCCTTAATAGCTTTCTTAACCTTATCCTTCCTTAATTCCTTTAAGCTTTTAACCTTACGTGGCATAACGTACTTGCGCCTCTTGTCTATCTTCCGTGGTGTTTTCTCAATTGCTTTCTTCTTCTTAAACAAACTCTTGATGGCACCTTCCTCTGGTTCTGTCTCTCCTAATGGCTGAACATTAACCGGAACATACATATCGTCCCCGCCTTCAACAGGCTCTCTACCTTCGTCAGCACGAACCTCGTTTCTTAAAAGCCACCCGTGTGTTAGTCCACTATTGTAAATCTCTAGTTTTAGTTTCATGTCTTCTGGTACAGGGTCTACAAAATCAAAGAACAATCCTTCATCAGGCCAATTGTCCAAATAGAACTCATTGAGTGTGGTAACAAACGATACTAGGTTGGGTTTTACAACGTCTTTAGCAAACCTTGCGTCACTAGCCTCCTGATTAGCCCTGTTAACATCTTCAACGATTCCTATATTAGCTTTACTCACTTTAAACATGGACAGTATCTGGTCTCTTAATTGGTTTTTACTTTCCAAATACCCTATTTCCTGCATACCCTTTGAAATATCCTTAACGTCCCACTTACCTCCAGCCAATACTCCCATTTTGTGTGTTTGTTTCACTCCCCCGTAATTCTGCCTGAAGCTTTCTACTAACCTCTGTGCGTCCTCAGCAGACATTTCCCTGTCGGTTGTGAGCATGAAAGTAGGCATGGCATTATTAAAAAAGAAGTTACGATTATACTTATCAGCAAACTCGTCTATGTCTAGTGGGAATGCACTCGGTCTTACAATACCAAAGCCTCTGTATGGGTTAGTAGGAGAAACATCCTTAAAGAAAATAACGTCCTCTCTTTTCAGTGTGACTTCCTTAGCACCGCCTCCTGGTGCGTATACGTAATGGTCTACGTACTCTTTCGAAGAAGGTACTATCTTTAACCAATCAGGCCTTAATGCCCATATTTCGATTGGGGTACCACCAGTGTCTCGTATAAGGCACCATGCAGCCTCTCCCATGAGGTCTCTGTATGTGCTGTTTAATTGCCGTAATTGATTGAATGTGGTGAAGTCGTTTACGTGGTGGAGTACTACATTAGCTTCGTGGTCAGGCATTTCTTCTATCTTGTCCTCGTCGTTCTTTCTGACTGTTCTCTTGAAGAGTTTGATTTCTGTTTGGGATTCTACTGTGGCCCTATAGCTTATAGCTGCGTACGCCCAGTTCTTGTATGCACTTAAGTATTCTGTAGCCTTAGGTTCTGGAGCCTGGGGTAAGTCTCCTACTACTGCCGTGGTTTGAGTGCCCTTTGTTTCTTTGTTTGCCATTATCCAAATGCAAATGAAATATTAGATTTGACTGCATTGGAGTAGAAAGCGAGTGCGAGGGCGTCCGCTTTATCAGGGCTTTTCACCCCTCTCTTTCTCATGCTTTGTTTACTTTCGATCATTATCTGACCTCTGCTATTATAATTATATCTTATTTCACTGAGTTGTCTAATCAGTTCCAGGTCGTTGGGAATACATATATCGCCTTCCATGAATCGTCTACGTAATCCCCAGAATATTTCTGCCCTTAGGTTGCCAAACTTCTCCGTATCAATGGACTTTTCCGCTACATTCACCCCGTTCACGTCATACTTTAATTCTATTAACCTGTCCACGACTCCGGCACCCACTCCAATGACGTCTATATTCACAGCCTCGGGCTTGTGCTCGTTAATAAGATTCTTGAATAAACCTGCCACCTTCATAGTGTCTAATTCAGAATGGTCTTCCATGAACTTCACGTTAGGGCCAGCCCTGAGTACTGCCACAGTCTTGTCTCCACCAAACCTAGCAACATCACACCCCAAGTGCTTTGGACCGTCTGGGAGCTTCCTAGGGACTGCTGCTTCTATGTCTGACAGTGGTATGAGAGCGTCGGAAATATTATCAGGAAACTTACACTCGTAGAACACTGTCCAGTCAATAGGGTCTATGGTAGCCCTAGCTTCTTCAATAAACTCCTTTGAATACCTGTCTTCTCTTAATGCTTGCTCGTAGTTAATGGTCGTGTTGTGGTACTTCTCGTTCTTACTTGCCCTGTAGAAGTGATTCCTCTCCCAAGTGTTGCCTATTTGTATTAGTTTACCGTTCTTAACACCGCCCACCATACGTAGTATCTTTGCAAACATGGGGTCTGGTATAAGACTGCTTTCTTCTACTACAACAACCTCTGCACCAAATCCCATAAGTCCCTTACCCTGCTTAGCCAACCCACTAGCGTTAGCAGTAATCACCATTACACTGCCTGCTCCTCTGAAGTCTACCCTTGATTTACTTCGTTCTCTTTTAAACCTGTCCTTATTACCATCAAAGTCCACCATGGCTTCTATAGCTGGATTGTCGAATATATGAGTAATCACTCCTCCCATAATGATTCTACCCTGGTCCATACTAGGAGCGACGATAGCTATACGTTGTTTAGATGCTACTGCTAATGAGAGTATTGCTTGTGAAGCTATTTCTGATTTACCGTACTGAGTGCATGCTGCAATGTACACCCGTATAAGTTCAGGACTCATAGCCATGGCGGCGTATATTTCTGCTTGTCCTGGTGTAGCCTCAAAGGGCTTTCCGTCCCTATTGAGATACAGGCTCTTTATTATCTGTTGGGCCTTTAGTATCTTTTCCTCCAATGTCGTGTAGGTCTTTCATTAATTTAGCGAACTCTATATCCACCTTACCGTCTACTGTTAGGCTCTGGTTTGGTTTGCCGTAAACGTATTCAATAACAGACAATTGCTTTTTATAGTCTCCACTGTCGTACCACTCTTGGAATAGTCTTTGTACGTCCTCTTCAGTAATAACTTCCTTCAATAAGGCACGTAGGTCTCTAGTCATAAGGTTTTGCCTTCCCTTGGGCCTACCTGCCCCTGGCCTTGCACCGCCATTCTTTCCAGGTACTGATTTATTCTGATTTTCTTTCACTTCTTCTGACATTGCTTTATTATATCCTTATATTCTTGTACGCTCAACTTACAATTCCATTTGTCTTTAATTTCCTTTAAACCTATCTTAGCACTCTCTTCTCTTGACTGCTTATCCTTTAGTCTTTCTAGGTCTTCGGGTACTTCTATTATAGGCAGGCCTAAAGCCTTGCAGGTAAGGCGTTTGTTGTTGGATTTGAATTGTGCTTTATAGTCAGAACGTACTGGCATGAGAGCAGCGTCGAACTCTATAAGTTTAGAGTGTAGTTTCTTGTATTCGTATTTCTTCCATTTAAGTTCTGCCTTACAACCAGATGGTGGGTTTATCATGGTGTCACTGTAAATGGTTAGTGTCTTTCCTTCCAAGTAATCGAAGGTGGGTTCTAAGTAGTGTGCGTTGTGTGCGTACCCAAACCATACGAGATTGTTAAACTTCTTTCTATGAGTCTTTTTTATCGTCGTGTGTGCTTTTAAGTCTATTCTGTCTGGTATACATTTAACTAGTTTGCCGGGTACTATCTTTCTCATATACTCTGCTAAAGGTTCTGTTGAAGTCGTTATAGCGTCCACAAGGTGTGCGTGCTGCATGACGTCCCTGCCTTCCATCCAATCGGGGTCGCACATATCCAGTATTTTAACTCCCTTAAAGTTTTCCATCATTTCGTCCCAATACACTTTCTGAAATATGAGTGCGTCATACTTCCTGCCTATAATCCATTCTTCTGCTTCAGGCCAATACTTATGCACCCAAGTAGAACGTATTCTAGTAGACCCTGTAGATCCTCTGTCTCTGTTACTAGCCTTTTCAAACGTGACGAAGCCTGTCATAGTATTTTCATATCCTTTAATAATTTAGCCCATTGGTCGTCGAACTTCTTTTTACTAAATATGTCCTGTGCTGTCTTCTTACCCCTCTGTCCTATTTCTAATGCTGTGTTAGGGGCTTCTCTGATAAGGTATTCAATAAGGTCTGCTGTGTACTCTGGATTGTCCATTATCCTTGGGTCTTTAATCTCCGCCTTATCAGTTAAAAATCCGTTAGTGTCCTTATCCATAGTGATTCCACTGGCCTTCATTTTGTTTCCGTCCTTAGTATACTCAAGGTCTCCACTGTTAATGAATGTGGAAGCGTCGTGATACGGTGTGCTTACAATACAACACCCTGATAACATGGCTTCAGTCCTAGCACGTGGCATAGGAGACTGCCAGGTAGGCATAAAGAATACTAAGGTTCTTCCTAAGAAGTCCCTGTACTGGTCCCAACTGCTGAACTTCTTGGTTATACCCACCCACTCTACTTTAATACCTCTTTCGTCTAATATTCTACATACTGCTCTTGGAAAGGTTCTCCTATAAGCCTTTTCCATACCAGCGGGTGATAGTACTATGGCCGCTCTGGGTTCCTTAGGCAAGTCCCACCAATCGCTAGCCTTGAGTCCATGGGTTATTACATGGCCCCACCCCCATTGTTCCTTAGCCTTATGGCTGTTTACTATCATGAAATTGTCTCCAATGAGTTTTTTAACCTTGTCCACTACCTCATGGTTTTCGTACTTATCGTGGTACGGTGTGTGGTGGTTTATTACTATGATAGGTAAATCAGGTTCGGTCTCTTTTATTACTGCGTTGATTTCTGAATACAGTCTGCCCTTACTGATTTTATCTCCTCTAGCAGGGTCGTATATACATTGCTGGTCTACGTGCAGAATCGCAAGGTCGTACTTACCCTTTTCAAAGTGGTCTACATCGTGCATGTTGGCCGGCTTAGGACGTTGTGTAGTAGCAAACCCTTTCCTATAAGGTTCTACAATAAGGTCGTAGCTTTCTACAAACGGCATTTGTGCCAGACTGAATTGGTGTGGTGTTAAGTGTGCCAGGGTATCCCAAAGATGCGTAGTTTACGCTTTCTCTGGACTGGCACATTCCTCCTTTTCTTTTTGGTCACGTTATTAACCATACATTTTAAATAGCCTAAACTTACTGTCTATAATGGCCTTTCGTTTACTCGCTTTGCTCCTGTTTCTTGAAATTGTTTTAGCCTGTGCGTCGAAAATAAGTTCAAAGTCTAGTTTATTACTAAAC